GATCAACGTCAGCTTGAACGCCAGCAACAGCAGCAGTCATAGTAGCAGCGCCTGCGGCGTCAGCAGCAGCGAACTCAGAACGGATTGCAGCACGGTCAGTAGCAGCAGCAGATGAAAGGTTGGTGATTGAAGTCTGAAGGTTTCCGTCAGCAGCCTCGTATGCAGCAACAACTTCTACGAACTGATCTAAACCTTCAACTGATCCAGAGAGGATAGCGTCAAGGCGAGCAGTTTCTACTGCAAGAGCAGCGTCGTTAGATGCCTCGTATGAAGCGAGATCAGCAGCGATTGCAGCTTCAGCAGCAACGCGAACAGCAGTCTCAGCAGTGCGAGCAGCTAGAGCAGCAGCTTCGTTTGCATCAACATCAGCTTGGATAGCGTTACGAGCAGTCAAAGCAGCAGCTTCGTTTGCGTCAACGTCAGCTTGGATAGCAGAATCAGCAGCAGCCATCTCTGAGCGTACAGCAGCACGGTCAGTTGTAGCAGCAGCGTGAGCAGCGTCAGAATCAGCTTCGTTTTGATCAACGTCAGCTTGAACGCCAGCAACAGCAGCAGTCATAGTAGCAGCGCCTGCGGCGTCAGCAGCAGCGAACTCAGAGCGGATTGCAGCACGGTCGGTTGTAGCAGCAGCGTCAGCAGCATCGGCGTCAGCTTCGTTCTGATCGATGTCAGCCTGAAGAGCAGCACGAGCAGCGACTCCATCGCCGCCGCTAGCGTTGATTTTTGTTAGTAATGATGCAAGAGCGCCGTCAAGGTGCAAACCTGCTTGTCCGTCTAGTGTAGAGACGAGCAATTCTCCAGAAAGTGTACCTGCTTCGAGGTCTCTTCCCATGAGAACATTTTTAGTTAAAATAGCCATTATATGTATATTTCCTTTTTTATATTGTTAAGCGGATAGAGGTATACACCTAAAGGAATCTTGCCGAAGCAAAGTGCCAATAAATGATCTCCATCCGTTGATACATAGGAGTCATTTTACATAAAGTCAGTTTTTATTTTGACTATTTTTAGAGGGCTCGTTTATGCCCTATTCTCGCACTTATTTTAGTGAATGGAGGCTGTCGTATGCCTCTCTTTTTGCGTTAGAAAGTTTCTCCAAATAGTCATTTCTGCGGAGGACTTTGAACGCTAGGTTTTCAACTGAATAGGCACCGACTGTTTCCAAGCCTGTCTTTCTCATCTTGCGTATTTTCACCTTGAGCTTTTCAGCGTATTGCTCTGCTTCTTCGTATTTCTTTTCGTCGATAAGCTTGGTTACTCTGTCTATTTGATCCATTAGAGATGCTGCTTTCTTCTTTACGTTGTCTTTATCGAAGTTTGACTTCTCTGGTGTTGGGAACTTTATCCATTCGTTATTTAGAACTGAATAGAGTCCCTGTGCCTCGTGTGGATCGTTTATGTCCTGAACATAGACTTCTACCTCGTATCCTTTTATGAGAATGTCGTGTAGTCGGTTCCATACTGACTTCATAGCGTTGAAGTATTCTCGGACAAGTTCTGTCTTGTCGTCTACGTCGGAGAAGTCAACAAGAATGTGTAAGTCTACGTCGGAGAACTTTGAGTAGTTTAGTGCTGCGAGTGAGCCCGTGAAGGTAATGTCGGAGAACTGAGCGTCTCCAACTTCCAGAGAGTCGTAGAAGTCTTGCGCTATGGCGAGGAGTTTCTCTCTTATCTCAGGATCAAGTCTGTCTTCTTCTTGGTTCCAGAAGTCTTTGTTTATTTCGTCGTGGACTTCAAAACTGGATACGTCTATGCTCTCGGGATCGACGTCCTCTGCGACAGAACGGACTCCACCGACAAGCATTTCCGAATTTGGAGTGCTTGCGGTGGATTCTCCGAACATGTTCGCCCATTTAGCAAATTGGTTCATGTTATAAGTAGTTCTCTATTAGCTATTCGGCAATACTGAACTATATGCGACACCTGTAAGGTTCTTGCCAGTGTTGGCAACTGCTGTCCACGTAGTTCCGTCGTCAGTTGATCTGAAGATGTTATTCTGAGTTGCTGTCTTAAGAACTGCTATCCATGCTCCGTCGTAGTAAGCTACGTTAGTAGCGGATACTCCTGAGTATGAGGCTCCAGTAGCAACGTCAGTCTTGGCAGACCACGAAGCGCCATTGTCTGTTGAGAAGTAGCACATTCTCTCTCCTCCGACTATCATCCACTTGCTGCTTCCAGCATACTGAATGTCCATTGGACGCTCGGAGTTAGAAACAGGCAATGTTGTTACGGCTGTCCAAGCATTGGTAGCAAGTCCTGCGTCAGTGCAAGTCTGAACTTGTTTGTCCCAAGTCGTCATTATCCATACGCCATTTCCGTATGAGATTTCCTTAACATACCATTTGATGGCAGCAGCCCAAGCCCATTGTTTAGATGCTGTCCAAGTTGCGCCGTCATCAGTAGATTTCCAGACTCTATATTGGCTTCCATCGTGAGTAACGATAATCCAGTTTCCTGCACCATCAGATGCAACAGAGGAGTTATTCATCGCTCCGCCGCCAACATCAAAGTTACCAACTTCTGTCCAAGTTGTCCCGCCGTCCGTAGATCTTACGGCAGCGGCTTTACCAATACCTATCCAAACTCCGTTACCATATGCGATATCCATACCAGAAGTCATCTGAGTATTGATTGTTGTCCATCCGCCTTGTCCTGACGTAATGTCGGAAGTCTTTCCGACATCGTTAAGAACATCCCACCAGCGAGGAGTCAACCACATTCCATCACCATTGTTGTCAAGTCCGTAAGCAATTGCGTTCTCATCAACTGTGGTTCCAGCGAAGGCTTGATATGTTGTCCAAGAAGTTCCATCTGAACTGTATGAAACATTGCCGTCTTCACCTACTGCTGCCCAGAGAGCGATGCCCGATGGACGCCAATCGTCCAAGTCTGTTGTCGTTACGACTTCTCCGTCTTCGCGAGCTACTATCCAAGTGGTTGTCTCTTCAGTGTAGTTGACTTGCAGTGGAGATGAAGCAGCTAGAGCATCTGCTAAATTGGCGGTGAGTATAGATGACCAGTCTTCTGAGGCGATGGCTGTTGTTTTTGTGCCGTCGGCGTTGTCTATGATGAGCACCCAACCTTGTGAGCTATAGTCGATGTCGAAAAGCTCTGAGCCTGCACTTGAGATTGCCTCTGTGTCTGCTCGCTCTGTTGCTGCGCCACCTGCGGAAGGCATTGTGTATACCTTATTTCCAGCAGAGAATACTATTTCATTTCTCCCTATTGCGTGAGCCATAGAAGTGATTGGCGCGTTGGCACCATCAGTATAAAGAGTGCTTGCACTTGGGACGGCAGATGGAGTGCTGAAACTTAGGAGGATTATCTTTCCGTTGTCGGACGATACCAAGAACTTACCAGGACTTAGGTATAGTCCAAGGTTGAGGTTTCCGCCAGATGCGACGGCTTCAAACGTCAATGTCGCCAAAGTCATTACTTCGGTTCCAGAATGAACTCCAGTCGGCACGACTATCATCGCCATTGCGTCGTTATTGTCTGCATCTCCCTCTCTGACATCCACGATATCCGCTATGTCTACTCCGACTGTCCAATCTCTTACTGGCATAATAACTCTCCTTGTTCTGCGGCTATAATAGCCTTATTATGTTTTCGTTTATAAGTAGTTACTAGAGTCTGGAATCTACAATGATTTTTCTCATCATCGCAAACAACTCGTTGAAGTTTGACTCTCCGAATCCGTCTTCCATCATCATCGCCAGCATTGTAGTCTTTCCGAGTTCGGGTTCGAAGTTTTCCAGAGCGTAGTTTAGCTTCTGAGTTCCCTGTGGACTTATGGACGGGACATAGAGTTGCATAAGGCGGTAGTTTTCCATTACCGTTTCTCGCCCCTCTACTATTGACTGGTATGCCTTTACTTTGCTTTCCGTGTTCTCGCAATAGTCCATTACCTCTTCAATGGCGTAGGACTTGTCCTCGCATAGAAATGAGAGGCGGTTCTTTATGGTTTTTAGTCCAACTCCACTTACTCCTGCTAAGTTGTCTGAGGAGTCTCCGACTATTGCTCTTGCGAGGGCAAAGTTCTTGGGGTGGATGCCGAACTCTTCTATTAGGTTGTTGCGGTTGACTATTTTCTTCTGGATGGGGCGATAGACTACTGTTTCGTCGTCGCAGAGTTGGAAGAAGTCTTTGTCCGACGATACGATGACTTTCTGCCATCCTGTGTATTTGGGATGCTGGACGACGTGACTTATGACGTCATCTGCTTCTACTGCTGGGAGCATTAGTTGGATAATTGGGAGTTCGTTCAAGTATTCGAATAGACGGGTTTGTTGCCATATCTTATTGGAAACTTGTTCGGCGTCTGACATATTACTGACGTCTCGGTTCATCCTGATGGGTTTTCTACCCTCTTTGTAGTTCTTGTTGACACTCTTACGTCTTTGAGAACCGCCTTGCCCGTCCCAGCAGAATACAATTTCGTCTGGCTTCACCTCTCGGCATAGTTTCTGGAGGGACTGGATAGTGCCTTTTACTCCTCCGAGTGGAGTGCCGTTGGTGGAGAGACTCGGATTAATTATCCAATTCCTCAAATATAAATTCAAACTGTCTATTGCTAGTAGTCGTTTCATTCATTCCTCTTTACTGGTGCGTGGACGATACGTCCCTCTGCAATGCCCTTTTTGAGCATTGAATCTAGCGCCTTTCGGGGTTTAGTCCATCCGAAAACACTCCACATTACTGGGACTTGGTGTTTCTTCTCTTTGTCCCAGTATGACTCGTGGCGTTGGAGAAGGATACCCGACTCCACAACGCCTAGATGAGTTTTCTTTACTAAGTCGCCGACTTTGAGATTTATCTTGGGCATATCTTCTCCGTGTTATATTACATTATAACACGTTTGTGAATGCTTTGCAAGTATTTATCTGCGTCTTCTGTATCTTCGGTTTGGAGGAACAGGGCGTTGCCTGCCTTCTACCCAACGGATATGCGTTCTTGGATGACTGGATAATAGATTTCTGTGGATAGTTCTCACTTCCCAATATCCACGAATCCATACATTGTTGCGTGTCCATCGTCCCTCTACCCATACCCAAGCACGAACTTGGTGTGCCTGAATGCCTTCTGCTGGTGGGCGGTGGTTTGGTGGATGTGCGTATGCGATACATCCTGTTGCGCCTGATAGAGCGAACAATAGTGCTGCTGTTATTACTTTAGTCATTAGTTTTCTTCCTCTTCCTTTTCTTCGTAAAAGTCTGATGCATTACCTAAGCGTTTATCAAACTTAAAGATAACTTCTTCATCCATTATCTCATGTACTCTTAGACGAAACACTTCGTCTTTCATTCGATCTGTCCACTTTGTTGACTGAAATTTACTACCTATCGGGTTTCCGTCTGCGTCGTTGAGTTCATACCATGCTCCTTTTCTGACGAGACTGGTTGAGGCGGAGATGGCGTCGAATAGACTTTCTTCGTCTTGGATGCCTATCTTATCTCCCCATAAAATCTTGAAGTTGCATTGTCGCCCTTGGGTTCCAAATCTTGACTTCTCAAGTTTGACTTTTACCTCTGAGCCAACTCGGAAGCCTTTGTCGTCAGTGACAAAGGACGCCTTCGCTTTTCTTCCAGTCAACCAAATCCTCAGAGAGTATGAATAGATTGTGGCTTTTCCACCAGGAGTCATGTAGGGGGTGGTGAGAGCTTCTGATGGCGAACGGGTGATATTCGCTTTTAACTGGTTTAGAATAAGGAAAGTGCTTTCCGAGTTGGCTATAGGGATAATAAGTTTTGAGAGTCCTTTGGCAAGGATTCTTGCTTTCATTGCCATTGACGACTGAGGGTTGAAATCTCCCTCAATGTCTGAAATGGCGGGCGTGAGTGCGAGAGAGTCCCAGATGAATAGCATCTTGTTCTCGTTTGTCGCTAATAGTGTTTCGATAGTCTCCAGAACAAATTCGACGGACATTGCTTGAATGTACATAAGTTCATCTAAGTTACACCCTGCGTTCTGAAGGAACTCTGGATCGATGGCGCTCTCAGAATCAAAATAGATAACATCAATACCCATCTTTTGAGCATTGGCGGCGACTTGTGCCGCCATATATGATTTACCTGTTGAGGCTAGTCCAGCAAGTTCTGAAATCTTACCTCCTGGTATTCCTGCCATTTCTCCACGGGAAATAATAGAATCTAACCATCTTGAGCCTGTAGGAATCCAATAAGGAACCTGTGTTGGGTTCTTCTCGGTTAGACTGTGTGCGACATTGATGCCAGCTTGTTTATTTATCATAGCTCGCATGTCAGCCATGCTCATTTTGCCTGCTTTTGATGAGCTTTTTTTAGCCATTGTTTCTCCGTTCTCTTGTAAAAGTGTGAGGCACCTGATTACCCTGTGCCTCCCTGTGGGCAGATGATACGAAAGGGGGGTGTGCATTTATAGCAATATCATCTGTCTAGTTGAGCTTAGATATTAAGTCCCCATTAGCTCGTTGAATGCGGCGTCTACAGAGGAGGCTGTATCTGTAGTTGCTACCGCTGGGGTGTCTGTGGTTTGCGTTAACTCCGTAGCCACGGCGTCTGCTGTCTCTCCGAGGAGATAAGCATCCAACAATGCGCCAACTTCTGCTGGTGTCTTGCGCTCGAAGATGGCGTCGAAGTCTGGAATATTCTCCAGAAGTTCAGTGCACCGCTCGTCTCCGCCTACTGCGTCATCACAGAGAGGAGATGAACGTCGGCGAGGAACCAACTTAGTTTGAGGGAATGCCGCGCCTGCTGGCTTGCCATAATGTAGTGACAAGTCAGTTCCAGTCTCAACATCAGTGATGTCGCCGTACTCAGGGTTGAGGACGAGGTTGAGCAACTGCTCGTATACCGTCTTGCCGTAACCCCAGATGCGAACACCTTGATCCTCTTCTCCACGAACGAGGACGGGTGAGAAGAAGCGCTGGCGAGCCATAAGGTTCTTTGCCTGCTTGATGCTTTCTTCAGTTCCCTCGTTAAAGAGTTGACGAACGAAATCGTTCAGTGGATCCGCTTCGTTGAAGTTGCGGTAGGGTGAAAGGAATCCTGAGTTGTTTCCTACATTATAGTGGAACCAGTAGTCCTTGAAGGGATCGCCGTCAGCAGTTGGGACGATGCGAATAGTTTGCTCGCCGTCTTGCGGACGCCAGAATGAGGACTTTTGTCCTCCACGGTTTTCGAGAGCCGACTTGCGGGCTTTCATTTTGTTAATGTCAATAGCCATTTGTTATTTTACCTTTGTTTTGTTTTTGTGGCGGATTTGCCTAGAGTCAAGATGATGAATCTCTCACCTTGCTAATGAATATTATAACACAGATATGTTATAAAGTCAAAGTCTTTTTTTATTTATTTTCGAAAATATCGTCGGTTTCTGTTTCTTCGTAGTCAAAGAATCCGTGATCCATTGGGATAGTCATTACCCAGCCAGTGCTATACTGGCATTGGCATTTAGACAAGCCGTCTAGTGCTGTGAACTGGGCACCTGTTATTGAACAGGCTACTTCGCAATGTCCTACTTTTCTTCCTACTTCGACGCCTTGTTCTAGTATAAGCATTGTTAAGAATGTACCTACGAGTGAAAGACTGAAAAGAGTCAATGCTCTCTTTATTGTGTGCTTCCATTTGGTTGGTATCTTCTTAAACAAATTCAATTACCAGTTCTCGCAGTATTGGCGACTATGTAAGCATAGTCCTGTTCATAACTAGTTGAATGTATCCTAAACGCCGTTTTTATACCTTCTTCTTCCTTGGTGTTGTTGCTGATGTTGTTGATTATCTTTTTCATCAGAGTTCCATCTGTCTCCAATGTTTTCTGATTGATAGCATAATAATAACACTTCTCGGAGGCGTTGTCAAGTAAAAAGAATAACTTTTCTTCTCCGCTCTCCGCGTCAACAACTCCAAAGGTGCTAACTCGTGTGATTTCGCTTGGTTCGAACGATGTGCTGTGAACTGGACTCTGATGGTTGTAGAGGTTTACCATGTGGAGCGTTGACGCTATTAGATCATTTAGTTTGTCGTAGTATCCGAATACTGGGACTTCGCCGATGACTGACTCAACAAGTTTATTGTCTACCAGATAGAGTCTCGCCAACTTTCCTGAGCGGGCATACTCTTGTAGAACATTTCTTACCAGTCGCTCTTGTGCTTTATTGTTTTCTCCGAGGAACTCAACATCTGGCTTGATGTAGAGAACATTGATTGTCTTTTTCATTTTTGAGAGTTGTTCTAAGATGCGAAGAGATGAACCAGAGATTGCTCCCGAACCTGATAGGACGAATAGAACATCGTCGGTTGATGGTTTGAGGAATGTCTTCATTGACGGGACGCTTGTCTCGTATTGTTCTGGAGATGTCTTTTTCTTGAGAAGTTTCTCGTTCTTCTTGTTCTCGGCAATATTCTCGATGTCTATCTTGAATATTTTGTATTGTGGGTATTGGGAGAACTTGTCTGCGATGGCGCAACCTGCTTTTCCCAGTCCTATCACTGTGTCCATTTATCTTCCGTGTCTATAAGAGACTTTTCCATTTCAGGATTTGAGATGTCTTCCATCCCTTCTGAACATAATGTCCAGTTTCCATCTCTTCTAGCTCTCGTATCTTCTCTTCGATGAAGACGCCTTTGGTTCCTGCTATCTTTGTCCAATACTGATCGCTCTCAATAGCTTGACGGATAGTGTGCCAAGGTCCAGCCCAGTCGTCCTTGATGCGGTGCTGCATTCCGTAGGCGGGAGCGTCGGCATTGTAGGCAGCAATAGCCATTACAGTGTTGCCGAACTTATCTTCAACTGGGTATCCAAAGATGAAGGCGAACTGATCGTATTTGGCGGATAGGCTTCTTCCCAACTCAAAGAGAGCGGCTGCTTCGTCTTCCACCTCTTCACGGGGAACATCTCCTCGCTGGTGAGTTGTAACTATCTGCGTTACTTCAAGAACTCTTTTGATGCTCATCTCGTTCGTATCTGGATCTTTGACTGGCTCTTCTTGCCCTGCGCCAAGAACTTGAGTGAACGGGTATCCCGCTGCCTTCAAGTCGCTCTTCAACATCTTGCCTCGCTTCTGGTTCCCTGCTTCATCTTTGCCCAAGTCGTCTCGTGCTGCGGAGATGACGACGAAAGGTTGTTTACCTTCGTCTACCATTTTCTTTATGCGAGAGAAGGAAGATTCGTTTAGAACTTCGTTTGTGTATTTATTCCAGTTGTCTATAATGCTTTTCATAATTTGCCTCGCTTATAAATAGTTCGCTGAACCATCTACTGCCTTATCCTTTTCATTTCTCCGAATGATTTTCCGCCACTTAGGTTTACTTGGAATGTTCCGAACTTTGTTTCCGAGAAGATTGATACGAGTTCCTCTATGAGTTCTCTGTCTTCGTCGGCAAAGTCAATGACTATACTATCATGGAGAGTGAAAGAAATAAAGGACTTTTTGTTTTTTAGAGTCTCGGCAATGTTCATTGCCTTTGTGAGAACCAAGTCGCTTGTTGTGCTTTGTATTAGATAGTTCAGGGCGTGGTGCCTGTCTGCTGGAATGAGTCGTTTGTATGGCGTTGCGACATGTTGTCCGTTCCAATACCTTTTCAGGACGAGTTCTCTATCATACATTCTCTCCGCCAAGAGGTCTTTCGCTCTGGGGTTGTATAACCAAGAGAAGATGCCCTTCTTTGCTTGCTCTCTCGTTACGAGTCCTCCATAAACAACATCGACGTTCCATTGGTGAATGTC